GAGACCCCTCTCGCCGTCTCGCGCCGCCTGCTCGCCATCAGCACCCTGACCAAGCGCACGGCACCCCGTGCATCGCGCATCTACAAGCAGGATGCCAAGTGGATCAAGTCCAAGTTCAAGTGGGGGTTCAAAATGTTTTCCAAGAAGTAGTAAGAGAATGTCGGGGCATTTCACAATGCCTAGTCAGACCCTAGGCTCGACCACCCATAATCCATTTTTCCGACCAAATTTTAACCCGTGGGAAAAGAAGAATCCATTGTACAACAAGGTCAAAGCAAATGCATATTGGGGTATTAACAGGAATAAGGTATTTGAACCTAGTCCCAAATGACCGGGTCCCATAGTCCATGAATTTTAAACCTAAATGGGTAGAGGGGTTGGATAGACCATTCACCTGTGTGACTGAATATATCCACTAGGATATGGAAGGCGTATATTTTTCGGTATGAATTTGGAATCAAAATTAGAAACCAAAATGAATGAGGAATTTTATAGAGTAAATCATATAGCCACCACATTCTAATTTCCGACCAAGATTGGGGCCAGTGTGACAGAAAGAGTGCCATTGGTATGTCAGGTGCAACCGACCATACCGACCAGGTTCCAAATAGGAGTCTGGTCGTGATGAGGTGTCCAGACCAAAACATCTTTAAGAATAGCGGACTTTATTTACAAATGGCGGATACTATTCGTGATATTTCTCAGAGTGTTTGGTCTGCGCTAGGCCCTGGTTACTCGGAGCGTGTTTATCACAACGCATTCGAGGTTGCTCTGCGTAAGCGCGGCGTCCCCTACGAGACGGAGCGTGTTTTGCCTGTAAATTATGAGGGGACCTTCGTAGGCTTCATGCGGGCCGATATCGTGATTGACAACAAGATCATCGTCGAGCTCAAGTCGGCGGCGCGCCTCACCCCCGCCTTCCGGACACAGGTCCAGAAGTACATGGAGATTACGGGGTGCGATCAGGGGTACCTCATCAACTTCCCAGTGGATTCGTCCATCGTGGAGATCGAGTCTTTCGGCAAGCCCTAAACAGTTGGAATATATTCCCAATGCAATTCATCACAAATTTTCTTCCAAATTGTGTCTTGGACATGAAGCTTCTCAGTTGATTTCAAAAGGGGGAAACAGGGCAAGTATTCGTCCTCACTAAGTAATTCACAAAACTTATAGAGGACATATGCATAGCTTAAAAAATTCTTTCTCTTCGGAGGTTTATGTTTCTCAAAGGGTTTCTGGATTTGGTAAAACATAAGCCTGAGTTTGTCCTCGAGCACTTGGGGCATCGTGGGTGGCTGGATCCCGTTAAGGATAGTGGTTATATAGGGGACGTGCTCGTAGTACTTTGACTTGTCGAGTTTCTTGAGGAGCCCCTTTACCTTCTCGTGAGTAATCTCAGATAGGTCCTTGATTTTTTGCTTCTTAAATTCGGATCTTAATTGGACTATTACTTCATCAGGGACGCTCGTGGATTCTTTGGCTTGGAACTGGGAGACCCACTCGTTAAAGTGGTTCTCACGCTTGTACGAATAGACTATGTTCTTCTCCATCTCCTGCTCCTCCTTGAACCCAACCTCTTCGCCTTGGACGTATTCGGAGTAACCGCACTCTTGGCAAATCTCCTCACTCACCGAATCGTCGTGTATTCGCGTATGCTTCTTACCACACCCTCTGCACGGTACGAAGAAGTGATCACTCTTGGACGACGTTATCACCGTCTCGCCTTCAACCTCCACGAGGTACTTTTTATATATGTCCTTGCGCTGAACACCCTTGCGCATGGTGATATTCACACCAAGAGCCTTCTGAGACTCGACTGGAACCTCACAGACTTCAGAAGTATATTCCCTGATGTGAGACATGGCGGACAGTAAGTAATCGCACAATTCAGATTCTGATTTACACGCACTTACCCTAGTATTATAGTGTGCTTCCATTGCTTTAATAATAGTAATAATCTTTTATATGAGGCAAAGGTTGTTCAAATTTTTAGGAGTTGAACAACATTGGATTCCTCAAATTAAATTTGGAATTATTCAATGTTCCCAATTTAGGTTGTTAATTTACTTTACGCGTGTATGGGTAATTCACCGTGATCCATCTCTAGTCGATCTTGGGGGCTAGGTAGAAACGCAGGTCCCCCAGATTGGCGATCGTATATCTGAACACGACCGGCATGTCCTCGTTCTCCGAGTCTTGCATGAGCTGGACGCTCGAGCACATGCTCGTAGCCTTTGTGAAGAGGTTGATGTATTTCAAACTGAAAATGTTTCCAGTCCGGGTCACGCTTTCAGGGTACTCGATGACGGTCTCCTGCTCAGCAAAGTCGCCAGAGCACTTGAGGACGAGGTTGGTCCCTTCGCGGATGATGCTCATGTCAGCCGCCAGGTTCCCCATATCACGAGCAATCTTCTGGAAATCAATCGAAGGCATGGTCGTGATAACATTCATCTGAATATCAGGGACCTCGAGGATATCCTCGTTAATGTCAAGCAATTTCAGATTAAAATTGGTAACTGATTTCTTGACTGGATTATCAATAGTCATAGTCATGACATCACGCCCCGTGATTTTGATACTAAGTGTATCCTGACCACTGACCGACTTGAGGAGCTTATACATATTGCCCATATTCAGACCGGCGGTCACTGGCTCGGGGCACTCATACTCCTCAAAGTTTTCACACCCTAAATTCATATGCACTAGGGTCACACGGGCGGTGTCTAGGGTGACGATGCGAACCCCTTGCTCAGTGAAATACACATTAACATCGTTGATGATATCTTTCAGAACCTCGAAGACGGTCTTCACCGCCGACGCTTGAATCGTCTTCAATTTCATTGGAAAATTAGGAAATATAATCTTTAACTAAAAAAGTGTCCGTGTTACGCTATTTCTACCCGCATTTATTGCACGACGAGAACTTACCGCAGTTCGAGCTGTACGGGCTCTGTTGGTCATTGCTCTTTTGCTGCTTTTGTATGCTATGTTGGCCATCTCTATGATTTCTTCATTGCTTCCAGGGACGGTCATGCCCTTATTTCTGATGTATTTGTTCAGATAGCTTCCATTGAGGAGTTTATTCACCGGTAATTCTCCAGAGTTTATACCGGTTCTGAACTTATTCACTGCAGCCTCGAGCAAAAGTCGAAGAGCGTTGAGAGTGTTTCTCTCGGCGTTGGCTAGAGCGGCTGCGTTTGGTTTAGGGGCGGTGGCGGTGAAGCGCATGGTCGACATGAGCTTCGACAGATTCACTGGGGGTGCAGCTTGGCGCTCGCCCACGAGTCTGACCTTCTGCACCTGTCTGGGTTTTATGGGTCCAAACGGCCCACGGACTATGCGTGAGCTACGGTTACCGATACTGACTGTTATGTTGGAGTTGCGATTCAGGCCATTCAGGTAAGCGTTGAGTGAATTCTTGTTTTTATTCAAAAATCTTGCGAATGAATTTGGATTGGAAAATACATATTCTTTTCCGTTACCTGATATTTTATAGACGACGTTTTCCAGGTTGTTTGCCGTCATCCAGTTCGTCTTGTTATTATTCTTAGTGAGTACGTGGTTTATGCTCATTATTACATAGCAGATCTTTTTTGATAGGCCTGTGTTGGGTTGGAGTTGATTCTCTCCTCCAATTCTGGCGTCATTTTTGGCTGAAGGCTTGTGCCGTATCTATCAAGTTCAAAGATGCCCCCTGGAGTTTCAGACCCATCGAGGTTTTGGCATATTCCTCCCGAGTCCCAGGACTCGAAATCACAGGGCACCATGGACTCGAGCCAGACTTTGACTTCCGACCCCACGAGCATCTTGCCTTGGTCGGTGACGAGGGTCGGCACTCGTGTAATTTTCTGGCTGGGGACGCCCTGCATCGTGACGTTCCAAAAGCGTATGATGGGGGCGAGCGCAGGCTGTCCTTGGATATACTTGAGAATCTCGTGACTGTACTGACACCTGTCAGAATAGACTAGAAGAGCCATCTATTTATACTTGCAGTTTTTTGTTCCTGTATTATTTTTCGCGCACTACAGTAATGGACAAGTCACTGATCGTGATACTGATAGCCCTCCTCTTTATCATGTTTTTCTGGAAGGGGGCCGAGGAGGACGGCTACGACGCCGCGGCCGACCAGAAGCAGAGCGTCCATCCCGACATTATTCAGGTGATTATCGAGAAGATCCAAAAGGCCAAGCCTGACGAGTACCCACTCGAGACCCTCTTCATCAACAAGACGGGGTCCGACTCGTACTCTGCCCGATTCATGTTTATGAATACCCAGGGCTACTTCGGCACCCAGTATGACGTGCAGGCCAAGGTGTTCGAGGATGGCACGGTCAATGTCGTTAATATGACCGAGACTGCCCAGGTTGATCAGTTCGACGCTGGCTTCACGGGCTACCGTCCTGACAGTTATCAGAAGTACGAAGACATCAACGCCAACCTGGATTCTCAGCTCAAGTCGGCAATCGAGAACTACCGCTCCCAGCAGCAGCCCGAGCCCGAGTCCAGCGTCCTGAACCAGAAGTCTATTGGGGCGTTCGAGCAGAACATCCGGAATGACGCTCTCATGCGCGAGTTTATGGTGAAGCAGAAGCAGGCCGAGGGCCCTTCGCAGGGCTCAGTTCAGCCAGGTGCATCACCAGCCCGGTCTGGTGAAATAGTCGCGTACGGTGCGCCTGTTTTTAATTCGGCCTAAACTTAGGATGATTTCCGCCAAGGAACTCGCAGAAAAGGATAAGAAGAGGCAGAATATCAAAAAAGAACTCTACAAGGCAATACTCGAGCAATTTTCAAGGAAAATTAAAGCGAGTTTTGACCTTGGCTCCAAATCGACTGTGTTGATCGTCCCAAGCTTTATGATAGGGTTTCCAAAGTACGACCTACCAACTGCCGTGAAATACATGGGCCGCCAACTCATTCGATTGGGATACCGCGTGAAGCTGCAGAGCCCCGTGAGTTACGAGGTGAGCTGGGAAAAGCTCAAACCGGAGAACGACCCAGAGGTGGTCGAGCCTGAATTCGAGTTCCCAAGCTTGATGAATCTAAAAAAAACCGCTGAGAAATATAAGAGATGAATTCAGTTTATATCGCCAAGGGGAGGCCTCTATTCAAGGGAATAAAGAATCTAGGGCCTTTCAACGTCAATAGATCATATAGATCTAGACTGTTCTGGCTAACTAAGAATGCTACAAATGCGGCTGGTTACGGCACAGTAGGACTTTACAAGCCCAAGCGCAAGTTGAGACTGCTCAAACTGACTTATGCTACTGTTAAAAAACTTATTGAAGATCCAAATACAAGCAATAACCTGAGGAAGGTGCTGGAACACACGTGGGGTGGGCCAACGAATACCTATTTAAATCAATACATGAAAATGCGCAGCATTGCATGGGAGGCTTTTTATCAGAAATATAGGGGTCTCACGGAAAGCTATAATCCAAATACGGGAATGATCACAACTACACCAATTAATCAAATAAATCAAATATGGAAAAACGCTAAAGGAAATCCTCTTAGGGCTGGACGAATTAGCGTTCTAAATATGAATGTAAGAGCATATGGACTTTTAAGAAACAGATTTTCAGACAAATACGATGGCCTCTGGTCCCCTACAGTAAGATCACCTTATCACGGGCGTTCAAATAGGGAAGGAAAGTTTGGAACTGAACTCGTTATATTCAAGCCTGATGAAGTCCTCGACAAGGAAATTTACCCACCTGAGAATTTAAATAAGAATTTTCAAATGAAAAACAAACTTGCTCGAGAGGCTGCACGGAGAGCGGCCGCTCGTAAATGGAACAAGCCTAAAGCCATCGAGGGCACAGGCACCCTCATTTACACGGCAAGGCCTCGCGGAAGGAACGCATCTAATGTGATAGCAGCAAAGAGAGTTGCGAGATGGAACAAGCTCTTCAATAACAAGACATTGAATGGACCAGGAAAGGCCTTTTTCAAGAATAATAATTCAATCGTAAATTCAGGATCTCTATTTAAAAACAACAACCGAAAGAATTAATAATGGACTGCAATGATGAGATTATCACTCTTATCAAGC